GATGCAACGAGGTATGTTGTCGTTCCACCGATTTGCGACATGTACCAATCATACGTGTAGCCAGTACTACTTGGCGAACGCAGCACAACGGTCCCTGTAGCGCCTACAGCAATAGATGCTGATTGAACTGAAATACGCCGTTCATAGTCTGTTGAGATTTCACGAGCAACGACTTTGAACTGATAGTTCCCAGCAGCGAGACTTCCGCCACTACCAGCAGTGATCTGCCCTTTTGTTGCAGTAATAGCTGATGCATCTGGTGCAGCCACACCAACATAGAACGGCATGAAGTTACCAGTGACCCAATCGACACCCATCCATGGACCAATATAGCCATACTCTAGCTTGGCGATGCGACTAAACGCTGAGGCATTCTGGAAGGTCGTATCTGAGCCGAGGACTGCGGCTTTATGTGGTGGTTGCATCACACCCATATAGTAGCCATCCGGCATATACTTGATGGCCCCACGCATTTCAAGCTTCGCATTGATGGTGATGATCATGGCGGTGTTCATCACATCAGTGTTGGCAAGGGTAGCACGAGACGTTACTGCACCAGGATAGGTCACATTGGTTGCCGCCATAAGCACGTTCGCATCTTCACGCTCCATGGTTTCTTTCATGGCTAAGCTTACTCGCTCAATGCCAATGCTGAAAATGGGATGCTTGGTGGTCAGCTCAAGTACGTCTGTAAAAGCTGCGACAATACCCCATTGCTCCACCACTGTGTCCACGTTAGTCAACGTGAGTGCATTGGTGAAGGGGGTGACACCTTCAACGAGCTGTGCATTAGGCAGTGCAAGGCGTTCGACGCGAACAACGCGTAACGTCTTCCCCATCTTCTGCTCAAGCGTGAATTGATCCGCAAGCTTTTGCAGTACCAGTATCCGCTGGAGAAGATCAATCATCTTTGCGTGAATATACACATTCGGTGCATCAACAGCCGCAACAGCGAAAGTTGTGTATGCATCAGCCATCTTTTACTAGCCTTTCGTTAGATTGACGGCTTCGCCGTATCAATCTTCACCGATTAGATTGAGCAGTATGGTGTGTGCATACTGCCCACATTGTACACACGTTTAGTAGACAGGCGGCTCAAGCCGCAAGATCAAGCTGTATCAGAACGTGATGCCTTCTAAGGCTTTCTCCATCTCCTCTAGCGGCAAGTTCTCAAAGTTCCCCCACTTACTATCATTCTTCGCTTTATTCATCATAGCCGCACCAAAGTCTGTACTCATCTCAGCACGTTCAACTTGCGCTTTCTTCCGACTGTTCTGCTTCTCCACGAACTTCTCTGGATCAGCACGGAATTCACGACCGAGTATGGCATCATAGAGATCTTTGCGAGGGATACCACGGCCCTGTTGGATTAACTCACCAAACAGCCGTTCAATGGACTCACTGTGTTCCAGTGCATCAGGATTATCTCGGTAGAATCGGACCTCATCTTGGACAGCACTGGTGTTCGTAATCGCTTGATTGAGTGCTGGTCCCACAACCGGTCCAATGGTTTCCGCAATCAAACGATGCTGTTGTTGCTGCTGCTGATCTATCTGCTGCGGAGCAGGTTGCTGCTGTGGCGTGAATTCTTTCATGTAGCTCTGGACTTGATCACGAATGAATGAGGTCACTTTCTCAAAGTCAGCAGCTTCATTGCTGGCTTCGCCAGTATTCGGTTCTTCAGCCATGATTTACCTCTGCTGTACAAAGCCTGACTGTGGCTGTGGAAGTTGATATGCTAAGCCTGGCATTGGGCTTTGTGCTTGCGCACCATTCTGTTGACCATTCGTAGAAGTCCCTGGTGCACCAGACGAACCTGACGCTGTTGGTGGTGCCGCACCATTGCCAGCGCCAGGAGCACCAGGCATAGGCTGTCCGCCTGGCACACCAGGTTGCTGTAGCGCCATTGGCGCTTGTTCCATCTGCACGAGGATATTACTCAAGCCACGCTCACCAAGCGTATGCCGCCAGATGTACTGAATCATCTCGGCGAGGTTCACCGCGTAGCCCTGTCCAGCAAGCTGTTGTTGGACCTGTGGATTTGCCAGCATATTCAGCATGATCAAACTGCGTTGTGCGCGTTGTGAGTCATCCTGGAATTGCTGCGCACCGATCCATTCAAACTCATAATCTCCGAGGATATCGGATCGCTTCAAGATGTTACTTTGGACACCAGCACCATAGAAGGCCATACCTCCAGGTATCCGCATCAACTGCTCATCTGGGATGAAGCTGCTCACCTTATAGATGTCTGAGAGTGCTTGTGTGAGCACTTCCTGCTCAAGGATTTCTGCCACATCGGACACATCAGCCATACCGAGATTGACTAAGCTTTGCACGGCTGAGCCAGCTCTCGGCATGTTTCGTCCTGGTTGGCCTTCAGCAATGGTGCCTGCACCACCCATGCTTTGCATCAGCCCAGTCACGATCTGAAATGCTCTCAACTGATTGACAGAAGTTATGGGTGGTTGAATAAATTGCATCGCTTGCTTCGGATCATCATTGAACATCCACAAGGCTCTACCTTTAGCCTTCCAACTGTCATGGCGACGGTCGGCTTGTGCAGCAACAAAGCCTTGTTCCCAATCAACGCTACTCATGAACTGATTAAACAAGTCATTCTGAACATTGTCGAGTTCATTGATGTCTTCAGACTGTGCAGGAGTATACAGCTCACCAGGGAGTGGACGATGGACGGTCATACGGTAGAGTGGTTCATCATAGGAGCTTTTGAAGAAACCAACAATACGAGGTCCACGCTTGAGATTCCAGGCGATGTAGACTTGGTATTGCACATCTTCTCGGCGTATCCACAGCTCAGTCAAGCTCACAAACGCTTCAGTCGTTGCTGCAAGCTCAGCATCAATGCGCCGTGAGCGTGTCTCGATATCTTGCGCAACATCAGCAGTGGGGTCTGTAATGCCCTGGTATGCCAAACGCTCTACCAGATGATACGGCCAATCTGGCTTCGTCAAGTCTGATATCTCAAGATCATCCACAAGGCCCTTACGCGCATAGGTCTTGTATTTCTCGTATGAGCACAGATGATCTTCAAAGACTTTCTCTGCCTCTTCAACAACAGGGGAAGTTTCTGGGTAGATGTAAAACGAGAAGGGATCAATCGCACGCCATGAAGGCCACACGTTACCGTTCAACACCTGGATGGAGGTCTTCAGCACGGAAAAGCTATACAGCATCAAGCAACGGACGAGCTGTGATACTATTGGTCGAGTTCTGATACGCTTACGGAGAACGTAATTCATCCATTGATCGACGTTGCTGACTTTCTCAGGCGGAACATCGGCTGCTGGAGCCACTTCAAACCACCGCACAGACGGTGTGAGCATTTTCACGGCACGAGTCGCAAAGCGTTCTTGAGTACGTCTCGCTGCTGGAATATCGTAGAGGTCTGCAACAGACTTACCTTCAGGAATCACTCTGGCCAGATGATTGCCAAACCACTGACGGCGGGATGCTAACATACGCTGTTCAACGAGGAGCCGACGCTGACGAATCGCAATGATTTCATCGCAATACGCTCGGCTGTAGGCTTGCTTCAGTTCACTTTCTTGCTGAATCGGCATGGAGCTGCATAACCCACATTATAGATAAAATCTATACGACATGTTATCACAGTGATAATATCTATAAGCTCAGTCAAAAGTCAATAGGCAGCTTCACCGAGAAAAGGTGAGAAGACTGCTGATCCACAAGTACTTGACAATCGCTCCACATCCCGTGCCTTCGGCGAGCCGTCCGCTGAGCCATAGGAATGGCGCAGCGGACGCTCACCAAATGCTACGGGATGTCTCGCTATGATTGTCAAGTACTTCTTCCCACTACAGCGCATCAGAACACTTCTGGCTACAAATCGGCTCAACACCTTTAGGTGCGATAAATTCACGACCACACACAATACAAATATACTGAATCACAGTGGTTACTCCACATCGAGCATATGGAGCACTGCACCACCCCAACCACGGGTGAGCCCATAAGGACCACGAAATATCTCTCTCCGAATATCAGCAAGAGCGCCATGCAGGGTTTCGAGTGTCTCTGAGTCAGTATAGCCAAGTTGTACGAGGAGTGCTGGAAGCTTTTCATAATCAGTTGTTGCAAACATACTATCTGGGCCGTCTTCATCGTAGTCATAGAGGAGGTAGATGCGCATAGTTACTCCATTGCAAGGCGTACTAACTCATCATCTGGGAGTTCCATCCACCCATAGGGCTTTTGTTGCTGTTGAAACACCAACGCTGCATGCTGCTCTTTGGCCTGCTGTAAGCGCAGCATCTTCGCATCTTCATACGGCACACCCCACTTGATATAGTTCTCAGCGGTGTAGCGCCAACTGCACGCAATATCGGCAAAGTACATGTCTTCAGTAGGCTTTTTGACTTGACTCTTTTCAGGATAGTGATAACCGCCTTCTAATGCACCAATGAGAATAGGGCACTTCTCACTGATTAAGATCATCTCCATGCCGCACTGACATGCTGCTTTCGGCTTGAGCAGTCCTCGCATGTATTGCAGTGATGGCTCTAACTCTAAGAAACGCCACTTGAAGGGGAGATGGTATTCATGCATGAGAATCTTCATATCACTGCGACCATCACGACTGGAGGAGCTGTTGCGCCATCCGGCTCTATCACCACAATTGAGGACAAGCTTTGCCTCTTTGTAGAGCGCATCCATATGGGGTTTGTGGTGGAGCTTGTACAAATCGTGTACGGTTAAGTTGAAGGCTTCGCCGACTTCAGATAAGGTGAGCAGATGATTACTGTTGAACTTGCACTTGTAGATATGGTGATAGGTAATGCCTGGATGTCTGAAGCCGAAGTCCCAACCGCATATCAGCGGGAGGAGTGGATTAAACTTGAGGCTTGCCACATGCTTGCGATGTTCAAACTGCGGGAACACTGGTATGCCCTTGTATGCAGCAATAGACTCGCCAAACACCACACGACGAATGGTTCCATCGCTCCTATTCATCTGTCGTTGTGCACCAATGAGTGACTTGGCGTAGCCACCACCAGTAAATGGGTTGTCGAGTGTTTCACCCTTCAAAAACTCGACGGTATCTTGCCCAATCGTGCGGAGTCCAGGTGTACTGCCGAAGAGCTTATGGAGAAAGTGACCGTATGGTGGCGGATTCGATGAGAGCATACCGTGTAATGCGCCATGTGGTCGTGTTGTCTCGTCATATGTACGCGGATCAAACCGTACATGTGGTAAGCGTAGACGAGAGAGTAAGCCAGCCGTAACATTCGTGCCGACAAAGAATTCCTCCACGCACTCCAACGCATCATCCACCCAGAAGAAACCATGATCAGCACCTAAGCCTTGTCTCCAGTTCTTTCCGTGTATAGCATGTAGCTCTGAGCCGTTACTGAAGATGATTTCGGTGAAGTTGCCCTTTTCTTTCACGGCGTAAGCAGGTGGTGAGATGAGTTCACGCTCTATCAGCCGTTGAATGCATTCCATCACTTTCCGCCAGCTTGTATCGAACAGCTCACCAAAGTTATGCCGAACCACCACACCACGGTTCTTCGGAATGCTTAAGCTGAGATAGACACATTTCGCAGCAAAGCCTTCTGACTTGCCTCCACCAACACCGCCCTGCATGAAGAGATACATCGCTGTCGAGTTGAAGATGTTGTGCTGTTGCGGCAAGATGTGTTGATGTGGTTGCTGTTTCTGCACACCGAAGAACTTCTCGCACTGGTCCTTGGGAAGCATGCAATCAGGTAAGAAGTTGTGCAGTGCTGGTACAGGATAGCTACGCATCAGTGCTCCTTATGCTCAGGTGCAGCAGCCTCTCAACGAGTGCAGTCATTCTCCGCCGGATATCGGCGTTCGGGTTCGCTGCAAGCTCATGGTAATAGCGTGGTGGATGCCATGGACTAAAGGCACCTGTGACAATCAGTTCACTACAGTGACATATGTGACAATCGTATTCAGCGTTGTCCGCATCATAGTGATGGAGGAGTGCCCGATGCTGACAATACAAGCAGACTGGTGATGCTTCTAACGCATGCAGCTCTTCAGGTTGTAGTGTGGTGATGACCCACATCGCTTAGAATCTCCCCATAAGCAACCATACCAGCAGCGCAACAAGCAGGATAGCAATGATGCTTGATGGTGCATAGCCGTACTGATGAAAGCCCCAGTTGCCTGAGACTTGTGGAAGACCGAAGATGAGCAGGATGATCAACACGATGAGAATAAGCGTCATCAATAATCCCTCACCGTGGTGAATTTCCCAGCGGCACTATCCACCCGTTGCAGTCGCGTAATCTTAAAGTATCGATTCATGAACTGGGCTGGATCACGCACGCTTTTCATCACCAGGACATACCGCCCATCTTCCACATCGAAATCAGGATGATCGAGATGGATTTCTGTGGTACTTGCGTCCACATTGCGTGTCATCGTGACCACACCCTGATCTGTGAAATCAACAATCTTTTGTTGCATCTCTGGTGCTGCTGCTTCCAGGATACTCCTCGCTACCACTAAGACGCCTCGCATGATTTTCTCCTCTTGTCTTTCAGCGCAATGATTGATAGAATGAGCACTCCAGACATGCGTGACTCACTCCAGTGTTC